GGTGCTGCTGCTGGCGGTGCTGCTGCTGGCGCTGCTGCTACCACAGCTGCTGCTACTATAGCTACTCCTGCTGCTGCTGCTGTTGGCGGTGCTGCTGCTAGGGGATTAGGAGCAATGGCATTGAGAGCTGGAACTAGAGCAGCAGCTACTGCGGCTGGAAATGAAGTTGGAAGAAGACTTGGACGATTAGGAGAGAAAGAAGAAAAAGAAGTAGGAGAAAATGGTAGGATTGAAAAAAAGACGCTAGGCGAAGCTGCTCCCCCTACTATGCCGCCCCCACCTCCGACTGCAACTATTCCTGCTCCCCTTACAGACACAACAGACACAACAGATCCCGAAAACATTTCCAAAAAGAAAAAGAAAAATAAAACAACTGAGACCCCAAACTATGGTGGAACTCTTACCACAGATTCATATGGTATCCAAATGATGACCCAAAGACAGGCTGAACAAGAAGTTGCACGTCCACAACTGCAAGAATCTATAGTAAAGCACAAGAAAAAGCTATTCAAGATTAGTTTCACGGATAAAGGCATGAAGAAAAAAGGAACAGCTGTTTCTCATAAAGGTGTAATGCGTATTGTTAGTGGCAAAAGTAACTTCAAAGTCTATGATGAAAAAAATCATGACGTTACTAGCCAGTTTAGAACTGCACCTAAAAAGTAATTGACTACAGCGTATTCATGATGTATACTGTGACTAGTGAACAAACAATTTACCCACATTCCACACACCTTCGCATCTATCGAATCCGTCGAAGATGAGATTAACGGTCGCAGATATCTTTGCGAAGGTGTGCATTATCCTTCCGTAACAACAGTAACTGGTTGGGAAAAACGTATATTTTTTGCACAATGGCGAAAAAACAATCAAGCAGAATCAAAGCGGGTAATAAAAAGAGGGACAAACCTGCACTCCATCATCGAAAGATACCTCTTAAACCAAGATCTCAAATCGAAAGAGATCATGCCGGATGTACTGGATCTTTTCCTCCAGACAAAGCCTATCCTAGATCAAATTGATAACATTCATGCAATAGAAGCTCCGCTGTTCAGCAAGAACTTAAAACTAGCAGGAAGAATCGATTGCATTGCAGAATTCAATGGAAAATTGTCAGTAATAGACTTCAAAGGAAGCACTAGATTAAAGACAGAAGAACACATTGAGAATTATTTTACACAGACAACTGCGTATGCAATAATGTGGCAAGAATTGTTTGGAATTCCCATAACAAATATTTGTATAATCATCACATGCGAAACAGGAGAGGTTCAAGTGTTTGAAAGAAATCCTGTTAATTATGTTCGTAAACTCAAAAAAGCAATAGATACTTTTAGGAAAGATCATCATGAATAGCACACAACTGATTAACATAAAAAACAGTAGAGAATGGGTAAAAGCCAACGAAACTGCATTTTCTCACAGATATAGATCTGCCTTTGTAGAAAAGTATGGTGGTAGGTTCATAAAGACAGGATCTGCATGGAAATGGGACGAAAAAGCGGAAGAAACAGAACAAACTCCAACAAAACTTTGGATGTTTACCAGCTCTACTGGAACATCCTTTCTCGTGCAAAACTTCATGGAGTTCTGCCGAATACACGATCTATCGAAATCTGCCATGTATGAACTGATGAATGGTAAGCGCAAAAGCCACAAAGGATTCATCAAGGTAGAAAAACTCATTTAAGACACCCAAAATACTCTCCGGGTGTACTAATAGCCGAGCAAGTGCTCGGCTTTCTTTTTCTACATACTCTACTGGGTTAACACTTTCCGAAAATGTAATACATGAACAAACTACTCAATTTAATGACAGAAGCAAAATCGGTTGGATCTGCCTTCCTTGTAACTGGCGCATTCAATCCATACACACGGGGACACGAGGAAATTGCTCAAGCTGCAGCTGCTCATGCTGCTTCTACTGGGTATAGTCACTTCTATCATGGACTTGGTGCTTCAGAGAATGCTCCGGATGCACCATTAGCATTCAAACAAAAAGAAAAACTAATACAGGGATCGCATGCGTATATTAAAGATAGCATGCCTGGTACTAAATTAAAATTTGGAACAATACCACAAAAATCATCAGTTAGTCCTTTTCATCATATTGTACATCTGATTGAAAAGGGAGGACATAAGCATATAACTGTAGCTGTTGGTCCAGATCAATTTGGTACTAGTACTGGTAAACCAACACTAAAAACTCAGATAGAAGCTCATGTCAAAAAGTATGGTGGAGTGGTAGGATCCGATGGTAAGACTATTCATAAAACTAAGATCGACTTTCATCCGTTAGCATCAAAACGAAACGAAGAAGATCTGACTGCAGATCAACTTAAAAAGCTAGTTGTGAATGGAAGAATCCCAGTAGAACATGCAAAAGCTGGTAGAATGAGAAAAGCAATTCTAGCAGGAGATGATGAATTGGCTAGTGCCTTTATGCCAGAATCCATACACAAAGCTAAAGGTACAAAACAATATGCAACCATGCTTCGTAAGCAGTTTACCGATGTCGTTCCCGGAGCAGAAGAAAAGAGAAGAGTAGAAAGAAATGCTATGGCTAGAACTAGAAATGCAGCAAAGAAGAAAAATATAACTGAATATTTCTCGCCTGAATCCATAGAATCATTTGTGAATATGCTAGAAGAAAGCAAAGCAATAGGTTCTTCTATTATACTAGGAAAAAAAGCAGCTATAAGAGTGGGTATGAGCACACAAAGTGCTAATGCTATATTGAAGAAATTGGCTAATCGTAAAGATGCTCGCGACAAAGTGTCGCAAGAAGTATCGCGAGAAGTCAAAGAAGAATCGTTGAATGAAGCTACCAAAATGAAAAAGAAATCAGTAGCATCTCCTTCTAAGGTGAGAGCGAATGTTAGAACAGAAGTTCGCAGCGCAGGAAATCCAAAGAAGAAGGATACAATCCGAAAGCAAGAGGAGCGCAAAGGGAAAAAAGCTCAGTTTGCTGTTGTAGCCACAAAGGGTGGTAAAACCAAAATTGTAGACAAAGCTGATATTGGCAGTTCTCAGGTTCTTGTTGATCCCCAACATTTTGACAGAGGCAAAGCTGCAAAATATCTTGACGATTCCAGCTTTGCCATAACTCCATCATCTAAGAAACTATTTCCTGAGTGGGCAAGAAAACAAGAAGGTAAGAAAAAGGGAAACAAAAAAGAAGAACCAAAGAAGAAGAAAAAGAAGAAAGCAGAAGAAGCTCCTGCTCCAACTGTGACTCAGGAAAATCCAAGAACAATTCTTCCACAACTTCCTGAAACTCCCCCACACGGAAAAGCTATTAGCAAAGGATCCACATTCCCCGATTGGAATCATAAAGCAACGGATCTCGAAGAAGCAATTCCAATTGTTATGAATCAAATGTTGGGAGTTAAGACTGGAACAGAGAACGAAGGTACTATTGCAAAACTGCAGAATAGTCAGACTCTATATGCTTCAGCTGAACGAGCAGCAAATTTAATATTCAACCAAATTGGAGAAACAGTTTCTTTTCATATGGGAAAGAACAAGGGAAGAGTTTCTGAGTTGTGGAAGAAAGCTGGAGCTACGAATGGAACATCAAAGACTGATGTAATATTCATACCAAAAGATCTTTGGGAAAAATCTAAAGGAGATATTTCAAAAATTGATATGAATAAATGCATTAGAGCTAGTGTCAAATGCGGACAAGCTAGAATTCTAAACGCAGAATCGGGAGAAGCTACTGCCACAATTGAAGCAGCAATGGAATATGCAGGAAATATTGCTGCTAAAAGTCCAAAAGTCTCCAAACTAGTGACTGAACTGAAGAAAATGGTTAGTCAATTTGTAAAATCTGCAGAACTGGGACAATGGGACACAAAAACCATAAAAAGAATGGTTGCCGATGGTCAAGAACCAAGAGATAAACAATTTCAAGCATCGAAGGTTCTTATCGAAGAACAAGAACTATTGCATAAAAAAGCAGGAGCTAAGCTAATAGAAATATTTGACTCAAGCGACGAATTCAAAATGGGATTCTGCCTTGAGAGTATGAGTGGTAGTATGAAGTTTGGTGGAAAGGCACCACAAACTGCCAGTCATGTTTTAGCATTGAGCAAAGATGGCACGGATGTAAAGATGGAACAAATATCAGAATCTTTGATTAAGAAACTGATGAAAGATCTTAGCTTTAGAGGTGGTTTCAAAGGAAGATCTAAAGGTTCGGGTGCAAATAAGATCAGAGGATTATCAACTGTACTGAACATTGATTTGAATGAAGAGTTCGAAACTGATAATCAGCAACAACAACAGCAACAAGTAAATACATCAATAATTAATCCCGGATCATCGGCGCAGGTTGATCAAGATTTAAAAGACATTGGAGATGATGTTGTTGGTTTAATGAATTATATTGGTATTGAACCTGAATTCATAACATCAAATGCACTTGACATGTCTGACTATATCGATAGTGCTGCAAGAGACTATAACATTATCACAATAGATGGGGAAACAGAAGTTGCAATACCTGTTGTAGACTATTCTCAATTCGATACTTCTGGTAAAGAAGAAATGTCAGAAGCGTATGACTTTATAAATGATTTCTTAGTTGAGAACATGAACGATCAAGACGCAGTTGATTTTATTCTTTCGTCTGGCTTGGTTTCATACGAGACAATTATAAAGAATGTCGAAAAAGTTAATGCAATAGATCTGCTTCATGAGATGTGGGAAAACAGCGTGATTAGACCAGAACTGTTTGAGAGCTTCATAGAAGAAGCTCGTAACTATAAAAAAGAATATAAAGAGTATCATGGTACTGCGGAGCAAAGAGCAAATCGTAGTAAAAGAGTTTTAGCTAGACGCAAGTTGATGAAAACTGGTCGAGTTAAAAAAGGTGATGGAAAAGATGTAGATCATAAAGATGGAAATCCACAAAACAACTCCAATGGCAATTTGAGAGTATTGTCTAAGAGTAAAAATCGTGCTATGCATGAAGAACACGGTGCTGGAGAAGTAGGAACTAAAGCTTTATTACTAAAATACATAAAAGATACCCCATTCGCAGTAAATTCAACAAAAGATGTTAAATATGTCAAGCGCAAGTAATGTATCGTGGTTTGAAACCATTACAATAATTTCCGGAGTAATTGTTGGAGTCATTGCAGCATCTATAAAAATGTTTGCGAAAAAACCAGACAATGAAAAAGAACATATTGGATTTATTCGTGTTCATACCGGAATACATGAAACTTTGACTGAGCTGAGAATTCAAACTAACTCTGATAGAACTCAAGTATTACAATTTCATAATGGAGAGTATTTCATGGATGGGGTATCCATGCGTAAATTCACATTAACTCATGAGTCTCTTGTCAAAGGAGTCTCAGCAGACTCAAGAAGAATGACAGGGCTATTGTGTTCTATGTTTGTTCCTTTGTTGTCTATTATGTTAAAAACAGATGGAACTCCTTTTCATATAAATGATCTAATACATTCATACTCAAAACAATTCCTAGAAGAAAATAATGTTCAAGGATTGTCGATATTGCCAATAAAAGTAAAAGGTGTTATTACTGCCTTCTTGCTCATTCAGTGGTGTGATGAAAAAGAACTCGATGCTGTAAATAAACAAATGGCATCATGTCACATTAGAGATGCAAGAGATTCAATAGAAGTTCAGCTAAGTAACCAAGAAAAGGGATATTAATATGAAACAAATCAACGAAGGTTGCAACTGCAAACACACAGTCAAGAAGATTGTAAAATTTGCTGGCAAAACACTAAAACCAAAAAGCATGACAGAAAGGTACTCTTGTAGTATGAAAAAGATAATATTAGAAAAAGTAGACAACACATCACTCAATAAAAAAGCAATTGTTCAATACATCAAAGAAGATGGAAAGCTGAACTATGTCAAAGGAATTGTTCGTATAGCATCAAATAAATCATTGCGAGAAGGTTATGATATTGAAGTTGTTTCTGGAGAAACCAGTATTCCAATAAAATTAGACAATGTGGTTTCATTAAAGTACATGAGCGAAGGAATGCTCAGAGAATTTAAAAGCCCATCTAAACAACGAAAACTACCAAAGTTAATTGTCAACAAAACTAAACGTGTTGCTAAGTTAAAATCTAAGATGAAGACGATAATTAAAGAAAATTTGTTAGTCAAAGAAGAAATTGTCAATAAAGAGCATGCGGGAACCATGTCTAAGAAGGAAATAACCAGCAGAGACAAAATTGCTAAGAAGGTTAAAGCCAATCCTATTAAAAAGGGTGACACAGCGGAAAATGCTAAGTATAGATTGGCAACTTACATTGAGTTGAGAAAACGTGGTGGTAAGAAGGAAAAACCAGTAAAGAGTGGTAAAAAGAAGAAAGCAAAGAAAGATAAAGAATGATATCTTTTACTAAATTCATCAAAGAAGAGGATGATGAACCACCGCATGACTACGAAGCAGAGGAAAAACACATCAAAAAAGCATTAGCTCAACAACAAGAAGCTAGAAGAAAAGGTAATGAGATACCATCCGGTGCTGAAATACGAGACATGTTGTCTGACTTTAGAGCTAAGCACTTTCCAGATCAGACCAAATTAAACCTAAATAGAGATAAGAGGAACCCATGAAACGATTTAAAGAACTACGATCCGAAATTACAGAAGAAAACTCAGAAGGTGGTGGATTTGGTTATGATCCAGTCCTGAAATCAAAAGGAAGATCAGCAAATCCGGATGTTAAACCAGTAAGCTACGATGATGAGTTTGGTATGCATGCGATGAATGCATTCATTACTGCTTTTTGTGCCAAATCGTACATCGATCCACGATCTGCTTTGTATCTCCTCCGAGCAAAACTGAATCTAACAGGTATTGATTTTGATCTCAATAGAGCAAGTGAGTTATCTTTAGACACTCAATATCAATTCCCACTCAAGCGATATGGTGGTACATTTGGAACATCTCCTAGCCATGATTTGAAAAATGGTTTTGAGGTTACCAATGGATTTAATGGTAAGAATTTTGTACTGAAATGCACGGTTACCGCCCCAACAGATGGCAATAAGTCTGGTGTGTTTATGATTAATGCTCACATAGAAGAAGTTTAATTATTAATGATTTTTGGACCTTTAAATGATGAAACCTTCACGATGTATGCCATGAAGGAATATGACAATCCTTTCTGTAAGGGATTAGCAGAATTCAATGAAGACATCAATCGTATAAAGTATGTTAAAAGGCTCCTAAATCGATACGATAAGAAAAAGATTCTAAAAGAAAGATTGATTTTAAACCACATAATTATATTGAATAATGTATTTGGTAATGAAGCTTGCTCTAGAATCTTGTTTTATAAAGTTTGTCCACATTTACATCCATACTTGAGATCTTTTTTAGATTATTTACAGATACTACCACGAAGAATTCCTGAAGTCGATTTGAATAAAACTCCAAGTGACCATAGGATAACAACAATTTTAAATGAGCTAAAATGAATCTATCTTTTTCCGAAATCGTAACTAGTTTCACCGTCTGGGAATTCTTGTCACAACTGGCAAAACCATTCAATCAGATGGATATTTACAGAGTAGGAATCATTGATGCTCGTGGTAAATTTCTAAAGGAACCAAAAGACTATGAAACTGTTCGAGAGAGAACAGCTGGTAGTGCTTTTAATAGATTAGTTGTCATACTAAAACGTGCTCTGTTAACATCAGCTGATCCGGTTGTTCGCTATACTGTAACAAATCCCACCGCAGCTCTTAATGCACTAGCAGAAGAAGTAGAATCGTTTGGTGGGAATGGTCAACAGTTTCTTGATAATGTGTCATACATCTTCGAAGATGGCATGTCAGTGGGTGGTGGTGGATTGGCTGGTGTGAGTAATATTAGTAACTTGGATGCTGAACCAGAGAATGCTGGGAATGTTGTGGTGTCTCCCAAATCGGCAGCAAAGTATAAGAAATCTGGTCCTAGACGAAGACGCATGTTTGAAGAACTGCTAGCAGAAGCAAAAGGTCGCGTTGTAGAGACTACAGGACATATGACGCATCTTGGTGACTTTCTCTACTATGGTGCTCCAGATCACGCTATAAAGCACCTAGAAGCTGTCCACAGACGTTTTAGCACCGGAGCATCAACACCTAACCATAAGATGTCGTTAAAAGCAGATGGTGGTATGAGTATTGTTCTTAAACGACATAAGGATGGAACTGCAGCTGTGGCATATAAGTCAGGAGCTGCTGAATATACTACTCCGGAACAAATTCATGCAACTGGAAAAGCCCATCTAATCAAAGAACTAATTCCAGCTCTAGACTTTACCAGAAGATCTTCGATAAAACCGGGAAGAGCCATCCAGGGCGATTTGATGTTTACTCAAGCTCATCCTGGCAGAATACAACCAAATGCCATTCATTATCATGCACCAGCTGACGCATCATTTGGATTTGCTCCACACTCAGAATATACAACAGATGGCTTAAATCTTCGTAAAGTTTCTAGTCATCCAGATACGTCTGGATTGAAAGTCTCTGGTGCTTGGATTCCCGATTTGGCAATTACCAAACAGACCAAATTAGGTCTTCATCCAAAATTACATAAAACTGTTTCTTCATCTATCGCTGCTGCAAAGAAAATTCTAGCAAATAAAGATATAGCAAAGTTTGCAAAGACTTTACCAAGTGATACAAAGTTCCATAGAATGGTTCAGGAGTATTCAAATCATGCAGCAAGAACAACCGGAGAACGAACAACTCAAGGGTTGAGAGAGTTCATTCCTGTTCATATGGCAAAATCCTCACAAAAAGGATTGTCTGACAAAACCAAGAAAACAATGACAGATTCATTTCATTCTACAATAGATCAACACGGATCATCTATTGGTGGTTTATTTCAAGCACATGCACATATCAATAATGCCAAACATGCAATACTAGATCAGTTTAAAACACACTCCGATCAGTTTCCAGGCTTAAAAACTCACGCAGAAGAAGAACATGAAGGCTTTGTGTCTTCTATGGGAAAACCGGGAGTATCAGAAACTCAAGCCAAATTTGTGCGAGAGGGTCCTGGTGGATTCCCAGCTAAGAACACAGAAAATGCCGCAAAAAGATTCGGTCCTGGCGCTACTACGTCATAAATACTTACAACGGAGGTTATTATGTTTTCACCCGAATTGATTAGCATGATTGCTGGTGGTGCTACTGGGTTTCTTTTTCGTTTTCTTGCTCAGAAGAGTCAAGACCAAAAAGAGATGTTCAGTCAGCTCATTCAAGCAAACAAGCAAACCACAGATAATCAAGACAAAGCAGTTGCAAGAGTATCAATTGATTCTGGCAAAGCTGTTCGTCAGATCATCGTACTTACAATACTGTTTGGTGCTTTTGCAGCACCCTTTATTCTTCCCTTCTTTGGTGTACCAACTTTCGTAGAAGTTGACACTACCAGCCCAGAAGGATTGTTTGGTTTGTTTCCACAGACCAGTAAGAAGTTCTTTGTAGAAATTAATGGATTTCTCTGGGCATCTGAAAATCGTCAAATCTTGCTGAGCATAGTAGGTTTCTACTTCGGTTCAGCTGCTGCAACCAACAAATCATAAGGAGTATCCATGAGAATTATTTTACTAATCGGCATATCATTACTCCTATTTGGTTGTAATGTTTCTCCAACTATTGTTCCAGACATGAGTGGCGACAGTGTAGTTATGATGCAACTAAAAGACCAGATCGCACAAGCGGGTGGAGTAAAAGCTTCATATGGTTGGGTTTTGTGGTATGCTCCCATCGCAGTTATAACTGCACTATGGGCATATAGAGAATTTGTTCGCAGACCTTTGTTGTGTGAAGATGGTCAACACAAAGATGAACCAGTAGTAAAACCAGATCAGCCAGTATAAACAAAAACATACCAGTGACGGTATGAGTTTGCTCTCGCGGGTACGAGATATTACAGAGAAAGGGATCATGCGAAAAAGGACTAAAATGATTTTACCGATGCACCCTCAATGTGAACTTTTCCAAAGGGGACCCCTATTACAAGGAGGTGATCCAGCCACGACACTTTGGGTAAATCCTCGAATGAGAGGAGCTGATAAGGTCAATCCCAATTCAACTGTTGGTAAGGTATTTATACATTACGCAGTTTGAATAAACAAATCATACTAGTTTGAGGCAGAAATCTTCTGCCAAAGGCTCTTGCAGATGTAATAAGAGTCTACGATGTCGGAAACGGGGTTTCCGACATCTTTTTTATTGGGACTAACGATGTCTTTCAGCATCACGCCAGTTTCTAATACAAAAGACTCGTACATCTTCGTCTTGTCCGCGTTCCCCTTGCCCGTTGCGTTCTTCTTCACTACTGTTGGTGGGAATGTCTCTATTGGTATCATTTGTTGATACAGTTTGTATTTGAGAATACCCGTGTTCTCCGCTATATGGAACACGCGGCCCTTGGCTGCGTAAGCGTAGTCTTCTATGCCAACCATCGTGCAACCTATTAGGTACTGCATCGCCCAATCCGAAATTGTGTCGTATCTTTTGCATTCGTGATCATAATCCTCAAAAGGTTCTCCGCGAACATTTCCTAGAAACAAAGTATGCATTTTCTTTACATCAGAAAGAAAATATATCATACAATGTTCAAATATAAATTTACCAGATGCAGAGTTGTATATGCAAATGCTAGGTGAAGTTAAACTGTAATCTACACCTGCTATTATCATACAGGTATTTATGGGTAATGTGTTAGGTTTATATTCCAATGATTCTGGCTAAAATGATTCCAATCAAAAAACCACAAGCAGCTACTAATCCACGCTGTATTTTGTTTAATTGCATATAATCTCCTCTGTTTTTTCTATCCAATCAATCAATTCCGGAAGTCTGATTACATTATTTTCATACAAGCGTTCACGATAAACTAAAAGAGAAGATATGATGCCAATTAGTAATCCATTCTCATCTACTATTGCACCACCAGAATCTCCAAACCACACACTACCAAATATTGGTAACATTTTAAAAGACCAAGGTTCTTCTATTGTGGTGCCAAAATAAGAAAAGGTGTCGGGATTGCTTTTCTTCTTGACTCCACCACCATAACCAATTGCACAAATAGATTGCAATTTTGTGTAGGTATAAGTTTTAGGTACTAGTTGTAGTGGAGTAATTGTAGAAGGATACTTTAATAGAATTAAACCAACGTCTATTACTAATACATCTCCAATTTTATACATTGGGTGTAGAACAAAACTTTCCACTTCGTTTAACATTCCGCCAGCAATGAACCATTTTGCTTGTTGTCCATCTAAACAATGCCCTGCGGTAATTGCAATGTTTGGATGAATGAGAACAGCAGAACCTATAAGGTTTCCAGAATCGGTTGCTAAGAATCCAATAGCTGGGTCTTGAGTTTCCTCCAACAGCATAAAGCCCCGCAAGAATAATGGTGTCTCTTGCGGGGCTTCTGCTATTGGTTCAAGTTCCCCACACTTAGGTGGGGGTGCGCTAGGCGCATCGGTAGTGACGTTTGGTGTACATGCTTGAAGCAAGACAAGTACAAGAAATATCCGAAGAGAATTTAAAACTCCTCTCTTCATACCAATAATATGTATATGGCATTATGCCACTTTTATGATATTAACTAGTAAGATCTACTAACTCACACTTGTCTCCACTACATGCAAACTGTTGAGTTCCTGTAGTCTTGTCTTCCTTCTCATACTTGTGTAGATCTGACCAATTCACATTCTTGGGCATCTTCTCAGTCAATGCTTCAAACTCTTCTTTAGAACATTCTTGATATGGTGCTTGACGATAACTATGATCGCTGTGTGGTAAGAAAGAAATACCACTGATCTCATCGAAGTGCTTATACACCCATGCACCAACTTCCATCCATTCGTTCTCACGAACAGTTACGGTGATGCTTGGTTTATGCTCACACCAGAATCTTTGATATGTTAGCCAAAGACTCAGATGATCAAGCGCAGAAAGATCATTACGAGTTAAACATCCATCTGGCGACTTAGTTGGGAATGAGAACACCATGACCGAATCTGGTTTCATCACGCACTTCTCGTGCGGAAATCCCATATCGATCATCATATTGCAAAGAGGATCTTTCTGATCTGCTCGAACAGTACGAATGTAGTATTCGCTGTGACGAGGATGAATACCAGAAGCAGCATCGACCAATTGTGAGACTGTGCCACTTGGTTTCACACAAGTAATTGCTGCAGCTGGATTGATTCCAAGCTTCTTAGCAAAATCCTTGTTTGTCTTAATGGCTAGTTCTCTGAGCTGGATCAACCCCTTCTCCAGATTGATGACATCATTTGCCATATTCTCATTGTCAAGAATGCCAGTTAGAGATACACCCAACAATGCCTCTTCTTCACAGTTCTTCTTCCATTCACTGGATAGGTATGGGAAGTCTGTCAAAGACGCTTGGAATGTACCTAGGATCGTCGCTAAGCGAACCTTACGAGCAAGATCCTCAGCGGTGTCAGAAGCGCGTACAATGACTTCTGAGAGGTTACAGAACTGTCTGTCGCGTAGGATGATCTCCGAGCAAGGATTGGTTCCAAACTCGTATGTTGCGTCTCTACGATCACCCAGTTTTGCTACGGTTTTCTTGCAGGCTTCACGATTAAAGATGCCACGTTCGCCACTCTTGCTCTTATATAAAGACACCCATTCTTCCATAAAGACACCAATGTCTGGCTTTTCTTTGTAGACAACGGAATTGTTGGCAAGAGCACGCTGCGGATTTTCATTCCACCATGCTCCAGATTTGGCATCCCGCATTCTCTCATCAGTGAGATTGCTGAGAGAAATAAGTGCGGATCGGCGCACACCTCCCACCACGACAACTTCTGCAACTTTACATACGATATCGTGACACTCAAGGGAAGTGAGTTTGCGGCCTGCACCTTTCTTAAAAGTATCAACAGTAAATCTAAAGAGATCTTCAAGCGGCCCCGGGCCACTAGCACGCCCACCAAAGGTTTTGAGTCGGGCGCCAGAAGGACGAACCTTTGAGACATCCCACTTGGGAATTTGACCACCAATAAGTAGAGATACAAGCTCCCTATATGCTTTAGCCCAACCAGCTTTGCTATCTTGAACAACAATAGTGGTCTCACTGTTTGTGAATTCCTCTGCGATAGTTGGTAACTTTTCAACATATTGTCTTTCGACAGAGAATCCGACGCCGGTTCCACACATGAGTATATAGAGAATCTCATCAAATGCCCGAACTCTATTAACAGCAACATAAGAACAATTATATCCGGCGGTGTTGTCGCGCTCTAAAGCTTCACCGGATGTCATCAATGATCTCATTGAAGGCATGATTTCTAAAGTTAAAACTGCAGTCTCTAATTCTTTGCGAAGACTTCCGGAAAGTATAAACTTATTATTTTCCTTTAATTTATTCTCAAAAAAATCAAAGTATCGCTTAACGGTTTCTTCCCATGTCTCGCGGCGGTTTTCGCTCTCAATCCATCGTGAGTAGCGCGAAAGGTGAATAAAGTCTTGATATAGATTTGGTAAACTCATAATAATGTTCCTAAACTTAGTGGGTGATTTATGTAGTAACAGGGCACAGTGCTTGCCATGATTGTGGGTACAATTTTTGAATGATCTCTCCGATTGCTAATGCATACTGTTGAACTTCCCACTGTGCATGAGTATCGCTGCGTTGATGGAATACTCTAGAATATCCAATCAAAGATCCTGTCCACCACCACTCAGTATATGTTCCTTGTGGCAAAACAGATCTTGCCTGTTCAGGAGCAACTCCCTTATCCAATAGCATTTGATATACTATTAGACATTCTTGAGCTGCCATCATATATGCCCGATTACAATCACTAAATGAATCATCATATGCTTTGAATCCAGAAGATCCTTGCTTTGCTCCATCGGTTGGTGCATTTCTCCATTGTGGATAATATACTTCTGGCAAATGTGTAACATATCTGCGTGATACTTCGTTCTCTACAAATCCCACTTTATGTTTAAACAATTGTGTGCGAACAAATATTGGAGCTTTGATTCTCAAGGTAATCTGAGGATGTGCGAAAGGAGTCCAATGTTTATGTTTTGCTAAGTAATTTATTAATTTAGCATCACGATCTTTGAACTCTGTACTTTCTACATTAAATGAAACACGAGCAGCATTCACTACCGTGAGATCATCTCCCATATGAGAAACATATTCAACATGACCTGTATTTAATACTGATATCTTTTCTGTCATACTTTCTTCCAATCATTTAACTTTAATTGTGCTTGTAATCCATTATAGGTATTTGCATTTAGAAGTGCAACTACTTGCTCTGATGTTTTTCCTGATAGGATTATGTCGTTAATATCTTTTTCTTTAACAACCTTAGGCCATATCACTACATTAAACTTGTTGTCAATAAGACCTTGAATATTATTTACAACATCTTTATTTCTTGGTTGATTGTCAATGACAAAGACTACACGCTTTCCATCGAAGGTATCAGGTAACTCCATAGAGTCATCCATACCAAGAGTAGCAACACCATTTGGTAGAAACAAAGAATCTAGTGGACCTTCAACAACATAAATCGGCTCATCTTTGACTCTTTCCAATCCATACCAAAGACGAGATTCTTTTTTAGTTTTTATGGTGATATATCTAATTGCTTTTTTACTAGTACCAAGATATCTTCCCTGTACTCCAATCAAAGAGCCAGATGAGTCATAGATTGGTATTACTAATCGCTTTTCTTTTACTAATCCTGTGTTGTCTGGATTGATTGAAACAGCAACAGAAGAAAAGTCTTCTGTGTAATACAATAGATCTAGAGCTGTATCAGGAATCTTTCGAGAAAGAACATATTTCTTGCACTCATGAGAATCGTCTAGAGATCTCAAAGAAACACAATTCGCTAGTTCTTTCTTCTTTGCAAATACTGGTTTTTCAAAATGAATAACTGGTTTCTTGAAATTGGATTTACCATTTTCTCCATTCTTCCAACGCTGAAGGGCATACTCTTTGCATATGTTAGGATCTACCTTTTCAAGTAGATTATACAAGTTACTGCTGAATCCACAGTTGTGGCACTTGAAGAAAAAGTCATTATTCTTTTGAAAGAAGAATCCTCTTGCTTTATTCTTGTGCTTAGTAGAATCTCCACAAATAGGGCATCTGCAATTGGCTAGATTGTCTTTCTTCCAAGCAAACTTCTGAAGCTTACTTGAAATTATATTAATGAACATTTTATCAATGTATGTTGACATCAGAATTTCCACTCCCCGGAAGAATTAGTTTTCAACTTCTTAAAACTATCTCGCATGTCATAGCCAGATCCTGCTTCTTGATCGTTAGTTTTGTTTCCAAGACTCAACATTGGCTGAGCAGCTGGCGCAACATCAAACAATTTCATCTTGGCACGATTCAATCCCACAACAAATTTCTTGTTAGTCATTCCATTGTTGTATCGATTCTTCAACTGCTTGATCATGATTTGATTTGCTTGTTCTAATTCTTCTGTTGAGATTAGCGCAATCATAAAATCTGTTGTGGCAGGAAGACCGAATGATTCTGATGTATTCTCCAATCCGACATCAGTGTTTGTATATCCTTCTCGATTTGTCTGAGTCGCTGTCCAAATTGGAATATCTTTTTCTACTGCCAATGCTCGTAGTTCTTCTGCGATAGCTTTGATAATAGTGTATGAGTTTGCTGATCCATTCATCTTGATTCTAGAAGAAGAACAGATGTTCAGGTAGTCAATGAAAATAACATCTGGCTTGAATCCCTTCTTGATTACCAACTCATCAAGCAATGCGCGGAAATGTGTTGAACCTGCACTTGATGTGGGGTATTCTTTGATAATCAACTTAGATGTGATATTACTACAGACAGTATTCATCTTCTTCATGTAAGATGAATGTGTTAGATCTTTGAGATCATCCATTGTAATATCTAAAAGATTGGCATCAATTCGTTCTGCGATTCTTTCTTCTGCCATCTCGCAGGTAATATACAGAACATTGTAATTCTGTACTAGACAATTGGCTGCATGATGACACAGAAACAAAGATTTGCCTACGCCAGTGCCAGCCATTACAACATTTAAAGTTTTGGTTGGGGTTCCACCAGCTGTGATGGTATTGAGGTATTCAATATCAAATGGAAGTTTCTTTTCCTTGATGTGATAGAACTCAAATCTCTGTTCCGCATCTTGTGTGTAGTCGTGTCCTACATGAGCATCAAAAGAAACAGCAAGAGCATTTGACAGCAATTCTGGAATGGCAGTCTTGTTTCTGCCTTTATCCTTACCATCAATGATCTGAATTGATTCCATGATTGAATTGTAGATTGCTTTATCTTTGCAGAAATTCTCAGTCTCTACAACTATCCATTCGACATTTACTTTCTCTGCAAAGTCAAAGCTTTCTACTAATTCTAAACATTGAGTAAACTCAGTCTCTGATACACTCTTTAGTTTATCCAATGAAATAATCACCGCCTCCTTTGAGGGGACGGTGTTATATTTCATAAAGAAGTCTTCGATGTCTTGAAAGATTAACTTCTCACACTTGTCGTGGAAGTATTCAGATTTCAGAAATGGGATCACCTTGCGACAAAAATCTTCGTTTGTCATCAATGTCCGTAATATCGTCCGTTCTATTCTCTGACTCATTAGCACTTTCTTCTAACCAATTATCTAAAAGTTCTATAACAATATCACCTGCAAGCATGTAAAATTCTTCCCCAATTATAACCTCTTTTGGGTTTTCCACAAGATTGATATTGAAGTTTAATCTGGCTGATTTCTTATCAATGCCTTCATCCACAGATAACTTCTCGTAGGTGTATTCTACTCCTTCATACTCACCATGTTTAATTCTAATTACAACATAGCCATTATGTGTCTTTTCTGTGTATTCGTATATTTTAGCTATCGAGTTTTCCATATTTAAATTCCTTTTGAATTCTTTCATCGAGTTGCTTTAGAACTTCATCAGTCAAATACTTCTCTGGCTCATCGTTGATATTCTTCATGAACACCTTTGAGCCATCTGGAAGTTCGATGCGAGTAGAAACACTCTTGAATATTCCATATTCAACTGCAAGATCAGCCAATCCATGATAACGACTCAGACCGCTATCGTAGTTCAATCGTGTCTCTACTTTCATGTTCTCTTTGGCAAATCGATTCTTGTAATTCAAACAAGTTACAAAATTACCAACGATGCCATCATCAGTCTTATCTTTCTTTTTGCTGAGAAAGAGAATGGTACTGGCAGCATACTTAACACCGCTACCACCGGACAAATCCTTGGTTGGAACATATGCGCCAATGACTTGATATGTGTGATTGGTTACTAGCATAGGAATCTTAGCTTTGCCTAGCTTAGCAGTAAGAACTCGGAAGGCACCCTTCACCAACTGTGCTTTAGTCATATCTCGCACATTCTTTCCTTCTGCAGTATCATTCATCTCTTTCTCTGTTGAAAGCATTCCGAGAGAATCTAGAACCATAAGAAGAGGCTTACGTTTGCCTTCTTCTTCTGCAAGATATGAATTAACAATCTTCAGAGCTTGTGTCTTGAATTCTTCGATAGTAAGAACTGGAACAATTGCCAGACGAGTAATATCAATACCACGACCTTCTAACATATCACTAGTGATTGCATTTTCTGCATCAAAGTATAATACCATTGCATCTTTATTGCTGTCTAGAAAATTCTTACACACACCAAGAGCAAAGAAAGTCTTTCCTGTTGCTTGCTCTCCTGCCAAGCAAGTGATTCTATTATCTGCCAATCCTCCGTATATACTTCCACTGAGAAGGGCATTCAAAGAATATGAGCCAGTATCAATAAAGGTTGTAGTGTCTTGACTTTCCGCAGCGATGAATGCTTCCGCATTCCCAGTAGTTTTTAGTAGTGATTTAATATTCATATAGTTCCTTATGTAAAAAAGCTTTCGAGTGTGTTGTGTTTTTCCGCATCCCAACCAATCACAGTAAGAATATTCATGAGAGGATCTAGAAATGTCTTCTCAAACTGCATATCATAGTTAACATATTTATTCAAATCAAGCTCAATTGGTAAAGAATTATGAAATGTAATTACCATATCTTTACCACTAGGACCACATATTGGATTGGGAGCCTTTAGATATACAAACTTGATCTTATCACCATCTGTGATGAGTTTGTATTTCTTTTCCAATTTTAATTTACGAATGTGGTGATTGTGAAGCAATGCTCCCTTGACTGCAATTGGCGTAGATTTGCAATAGATTGTGGTGGGATGATGATATATCTTTAGCCCATTAACGCCACGGGGAAATGCAATGTCTTCAACCGGAAGTGAGTAAAATACACTCTTGAACTCCGCAATGAAATTTATGAGAGTTTCTTGATCACCATTCATAATGATATCAATAGACTTCTTCAGCTTATCTCGCACAATCTGTGGAGTAGAACTACGAGAAGTCTCAATACCCTTTATCTTCAATTTTGCAGCACCATAACGAACTCCCTCGCTATCCCACACATTTAGCATGTAACGCTTCTTGGCAGTCCAAATTCCTTTACTTGCTATTACTTCGCGCTTCATATGCATTTGATTCACAGATGCATTCATTAGATTTGCTAATTCTTTATACTTGGAATCGATGAAAGGTTCTATTATCTTACTGACAGACTTATCAAGAAATTCCACAATTTTAATATCATCTTTTTCATTCTTTAATACTTTCTTTACTAGGGATTCAAGACAGATGTAAATAGAATCTGTATCGCTTGCAATAATATAATCAACACCATCGGTGCTAAGAGTTTCATTCAAATATTTATTGAGAGATCGTTCAATCCAACGAATACTCAGCTGACCAGATAGAGTAATTGCTTCAGCCAGATCAGTGTCATAGTGTCTGAAGTATTCATTTCCCAATGCACCATAAGCGGAATTCAGCTGAATCTTACGAACTAGCTGAAAGTTATTGTACTTAGATATCTCATAATCTAGACGAATCTTTTCAGCATCGTCTGTGCAGACTTCTCGTTTCTTCTCTGCTTCAATCATTAGATTCTTGAAGTGCTTACGCTCCTTATACATCTTCTCCATGAGAGCAGGGAATACACCCTGAACATCTTTTCGAAAAGTCACACCATTGGCAGCAACTGTTTCTTTTCTCTCTTTAGCATCCTTAAATACTTGCACACAATCAAGAAACGCAGTCACGGGTTTTCCGTCTTCTCGATCAAAAATTATATCAGGAGATAGAGTTCCAGGCTTTCCGTATGAAGTTTTAGTCTCAGGAGAAATGTTATATTGCATAATCAAATGCGGATATAGACTATTCAAATCTAGAGAAACCACCCAATTATACAGACCGGGAACTGGTTCCTTGACATAAGCACCTGCATACTGCCGATCTTTGCTGTTCAGTTTCTTCGGGGGAATGACTATACCTTTATCATGCAAATGATGAAAGACTATAGCATCCCAAGTTCTGACTTGACTAAAGATATCCATGAGATTTACTTTAGCAGAATATGCCAAAGCAACTGCGAGTTCCATGAGTCGCAGTTTATCTTCTAGCTTTTTGATTAGAGTAACATCGTGTACATTGTATTCAATGAACTTCTGAAAGTCCTTTTTGTAGAAGTCATGAATACTTTCGAACTCAGAGTATGAAAGCTTACCTTCACCAAGTTCTATGTTTGCAATATTATCAAGTCGATATGAATCTTGATTTGTGTATGTAAAAGTCAGATACAATTCATAATAATCTAGTGTCGCAATTCCTGCGAGTTCATAAACAAGATGATCTTTGTTTCTGCGATTTACAGTCTTCTGATGTACAATATTCCAAAAGGAAAGTTTCTTTGCTTCCTTTTCTCCAAGAACCTTAGAGATACGAGAAAACAGATATGGAATATCAAAGAATCGAATATTCCACCCGGTGACTATATCAGGTGCTAGTGCTTGCCAGAAATTAAGAAAGTCTGTAAGAAGTTCCCCTTCGTCATCATAACATTTAACATGATGATTTGGAAAAGCTTTGGTAAATGTATTCAATCCAAAAGTAAAATACTTGTCATCACATAAAATTGTGATTGCGTTCACCCGCTCCACCGGATCATCCATGTTAGGAAATCCGGACTCACATTCTGTCTCAATATCAATGATTGCGACTTTCAACTTACTGTAGTCGTAATCAACTGTGCCAGGATATTGTTCTGCCAAAAACGGATACACAAAATCCATGTTTCCAAAAACATCAAAGTTAGAAACATCATCATACTCCTTTGAGAATTCTCGTGCTTCAGACATAGACGAAAAATCTATCTCAGAAACGGGAACACCCATTAGTGTAGTATGTGTTGGATTGTTTCCTGACTTGATGTAAAGTTTTGGTTTGTAGGGAATCCTATGAGACACCCTGCTGCCATTGCTTATCTCACGAACAAGAATATTGTTTCCGCAGACAAATGCATTTGTGTAGAAATTCATTTATTAGATTTTGATTGTACATAAGCAGAGAATAGAATGCAATAGTTAATTATGTCTAGAACTGCATCTTCGTGGCTTTCATTCTCTACTGCCAATTTGCCATCATTAGTAAATGTAGCTAGACGAGATAGCTTATCTGTAATTCGGAGAAGAATTCCAGCTTCGGTTGAGCACAGATTAAAGATCTCGCCCTTTCTAAAGTTTGCAAATGGATCATTGCCAGATGCGTAGTCATTATTTTTAGCTACTAATATATCAAATGCCTGTTGAGTCAGTTTCTTATGATGATCGAATAATTTCTGACGAGCGTTGCTATTTTCCATAAATTAAGATCCTATTCCTGTGCTACCAAACCCACCAACACGGTTAGTTTTCTGCACGGGAGCAGTATAACACTCTTCTATAGTATAGTCAAGATTTTTTACTAATTCTCCCTGAGCAATACGATCACCCGGATTTATCTCAAAGAATGTGCATATTTGTGTATTCCACACAAGTACCTTGAGTTCGTTGGTATAATCAGAATCGATGACTCCTTCTGCATTCTTCATAGTGATTCCATGTTTTAATGCAAGACCAGATCGTGGATGTAGTCTGATGGAATAGCCAAGAGGAATGTCAAAAATCAATCCTGTAGAAATAGCCATAGTTCCACCGGGAGCTATAATGTATGACTCAGAAGATGCAATATCAAAACATGCAGATTGTTCTGTGGCAAACTTAGGAAGTGTTGCTTTATCATTTAGTTTATAAACTTTTAACATATCAACATTATAACACAGATCAAATTATAGTCAAGTTAAATTATTACCTTGAGTATTTGGTTTAGCCTCTGCCACCACTGATAACTTGGTATGCAACGCTTGCCAAAATTGTTCCTGTAGAACTATTTGAACGCAAGGATAAAGTTCCAGTACCTACAACGGATCCCTTCATACCAATATGAATATACTCTCCATTGTTGATTTTTAATTCAATAGGAGTAGCAAACGCATTTGTTCCTGTAATCACAAAAAAAGGATTTGCTGATGTGCTTGTAGTTTCTATTTGAACTGTAATGTTAGCATTCGTTGTTGTTACGAAAAATCTTTCACGCTTGTTTATGTTACCCATGAGAACATACCCCATCGTACCGTAATTGCCTACGCCTCTGCTCAAATTCCCAAGAGTACTGGTCAGCCTCGGAGTAAGAATAGAGGAGTGAAAACCTATCTTTGATGGAAACATTAGAAATTCAGACCTCCAACAAATCCAAGCCAAGTAGTTCCACCATCATATGTCAGGAAGTTAAGAATATCTGTTTTGTTTGCAGTATTTGTTAGCGTTGGTGCAGATCCGCCAGACCACTTCACAGTTTTGGCTACTCCCGATACTTGTACAGAGAATGTTCCCGAAGTAAGTCCGTAAGGAGTTGCACCGTGCAGGAATATTAGAGTTGCGGATGTGCATTGTGTTGAGGTGGTGTTTATATTAGTAAAATTAACGGTGTTGACCACCGCACTAGGAACAAACTTCTGTGTGTTTCCTAAAGTAGCATCGAATGTTATGGTGTTTGTTGCCTGTGAAGCAGTGGCACCCGCTTCGGAGTATCCCCCATTCATATCAAGACGACCATTGAAATCTCCATTACCAAAATTAGTAAGAGAAGAATTATTACCGTCTAAGTATCCAGCAGCAGCATTATAGAGTATGGCATATCCACTGTCTACAGTATTAGGATCACCAATTATTACATCCCCATATGGGTTTGAAATATATAGAGTAGATGTACCGTCTCTTATAAACATAAAAGTAGAGTTGCCATTACTATCGAAGTCACCAAAAGCAACTCTACCACTTGCTGCGTTAGCAATATTTATTTGATTTCCTATGGCTTGTATATTATCAGTATACAATGTACTTTGAGCTGTCACATTACCTGAGAATGTTGCACCAACACCAGTAATATTGCCAATGGCATCAATCACAGCAGTTCCAGTGATTCCTGTTGAGTATCCACCTACGGCATTAAATCTTTGTATAGCCATTATTATTCCTCGGTGTTAGCACCATAGGATCCTTTTATAAGAGTAGCATAAGTATTAAATACCGTTGTGAATCCACCAGTTGGTGTTGCGTAGATGATTACATCAAGACCAGATAATTCCGCAGTGTATGTTGCTAAATTTCCAGCAGTATTAACATTTCCATATTCTGTGTGGTTTATGCTTCCACCAGCATTACTAACAACTAACATTTTTGTAATTTGTGAATTAGAATTAGTACCAGTAACATAAAAGTTAGCAGTAATAATTAAGTCAGCAAAAAATGTGTCTGCAACATATATGGTGCCGGTAGCAGAAGTATATCTAAAAATCTCTTGTTTTGCTGTAGTGGTTGTCGTTTTGGAACCAGTTTTAACATAAGAATTAGATCCAATGTTCAATCTAGCACCTGCTGTTGCACCCATTACACCTACTGTACTAGCAGCATTACCAATATTTACAGTAGTTGCATTGGTGTTGTAAAGTGTTGCAGTGGCACTTGTAGTAGTAATATCACCACCCTGAACAGCAATGTCACCTGCAAGAGTCACACCACCAGCAGCACTAATCCCCGCCGAGAATGATTGTAGCGCAGTAAATGTTTGTGCAATACCAAGACCAGCAATAGTCGTTGAAGTCGTGGGAAAGGTAACGGTGGCAGAACCCGAACCTGCAATGGTTACATCTCCACCAGTAATACCCAGTTTTCTAACTGTAGTACCACCTGAGATGTCAAATCCATCTGCATTGTTCGTAATATCAAGATTGACTGATGATTGCTTTGCCATATGTACTACCTATATTTATAGTCCGTATCGACCACGAAGGGCGTTGAAGTTTTGTGTGATTTCACCATCACTCAATCCTCTATTATAGACAATAAATCCACCAAGTTTAGCATTCCAGGAAGAACTATTGCCACCATATTCGTTACTACTTCCCAAATCAACAGCAGTAGAGGAAAGATTTATATCAGTAGCAGCAGCAGTATTTGTGACTAAAGTGGTTCCATTTTTACTAATAGACCTTGTAGAACTACTAGTAAATCTCCTAAAAGTCCAAATATTCCAAGTTTGAGAACCACCACTTGCTACATTTGTTCTTGTATCACTTCCGCAACAACCAGCCTGGTCAAAATAAACAACATCATCAGACCAAGTGCAGTGTGTAAAAATTCCTCTACCAGTAGTAGAAGTATAAAACTTAAATGCGGAAGAAACAGCGAGTGCATTTTGCTCACAAATGAGAAATATCGTATATCCACTTGTGTTAGTTATACCAAATGAATCTGATGCTGGTCCTGTACATCTATTTCCTAGTGTTGAAAAATAAGGTCTTGAACCACTTGTAAAAGTAGGTGAAGATACCCAAGTAAAGTTTTTTCCATTGCCACTCAAGTCTGTCCAAGTAGTTCCCGATCCAGGATAACTTGCAGCATTTCCTGCATCAAGATGCAAGGCTAAACCAGATGAGACAATGCTATTGTTGCTAATGGTACTCACACCCGTCATTGAAGATAGTCCTGTAAAGACACTCATGCGATTGTTATATTTCCTACTGAACTAACAACATTCCATTCATTGTCTGCAACACAGCAAATCAATTCAACAGAATCTCTTGCCAAGGTACTTTGAATGTACCCACCAGTACCTACTGTGGTATCAGTTTTTCCGAAGTGAATTACTTCAGATGCATTTTGTGCAATCTTCCATAATCCGGCGTTCATTCCACTCACACGAATAACAGAACCAACGGCTGCTGTAGTTGGCAGAGTAATAGTAAGAAGCGTTCCTTTGTTGGCAAAATATCCTTTATTGATTACTGCGGTTTGATCTGCAGTAATGACTGACCAAGGAACAGCATCGGCAAGAACAGCACCTGTGAGTCCGTTGAATGATGCAACACCACCGTCAGTATTTGTTAATAAAGCATTTCCGCCAGTGATTCCGATAAAAAGTTTTTTGTTTGTAGTATCGTATGCAAGTTCTCCGAATGTTAATCCGGAGGGAGTACCTGCACCTTTTTTTATCTTAATAGTCGTCATTTAACTCACTTTATTTACATGATAAACATCAATGTATTTTATTTAGAATGTATCGCCATCCAACTTTTCATTCTTTTTTTTCTTGTCTAACTTATTTAGTAGGATATTATACTTCTCTGTAAGATCAGCATTCTTTGCTCTCTCAATTAACAAATTTGCCTCTAATATTAGATTAGTATTTGTTAAGTCTCTAAATTTATTCTGTAACAAAGGAATAACTATAGTCTCATTATAATTTGGTTCACTCATACTTTTCCTTTAGAAAGATCCACCATCGATTAAGGTTGCAGAGAGTTCTCCAGATGTAACATCATATGTTAGTGCAGTTGCTGGAGTTGCGTTAACTAGTAGTCCTGTACTTGCAGAAGCTCCTGCAACACCAACAAGGAATATTGTTCCTGATGTCTGTTCTGTTGCAACTATATTGGTGGCAGTTGTTGCAACTGATGCAGTTCCTAAAAGATTTGCAGTAATTACTCCTGCTGCAAAATTACCAGTTCCGTCTCTTGCAACTATAGTACTATTACCAGCAAAAGCTGTAGCAGTAGTTGCAGAATTGGAAACTTTACCAGCAGTTGCTATTGTAGCAAGGTATGTGTCAGTAATAGCAGTACCGTTCCAAGTACCACTAGTAATTGTACCAACTTGTGTGAGAGAAGATCCTGTTACACCACTACCAAGAGCAGATGAACTTAATACAGAGGTTCCACCAATTTCATATACTTTGCCTGTTGCAAGATCAATATTAACTGAAGACTGCCAACCTTGACTTGTGGCATGATTATATGCAAATGTGATTCCTGTTCCTACGCCGATTCCAATACCAGCACCAGTACATTGAGTAGCACTTGTTAAAGTCAGACCCATTGTGATATTAAAATCTTCAACATTGAGTGTTGTGGTATTTAATGTAGTAGTAGTACCATTGACTGTCAAGTCCCCGGTTACTGTAACATTACCAGCAAAAGTTGCAGTACTAGAGGCATTACCGATATTTAATGCAGTTGATGCACCACCTGCGAAGTTAATAGTAGTCGCAGTAGTATTAAGAAGATCAAAACTTGAACTTGCAGTAAGAAGACTTGTTGTAATGGTTGGACTTGTTCCGAATACTAGTACACCACCACTACCACTACCAGTTTCATCCGTAAGTGCTGATGCAAGATTTGCACTCGAAGGAGTTGCCAGGAATGTAGCTACATTTGTACCTAGATTACCAGTGTAAAGAACTGTTCCACCAGCACCAAATGCCACGGAAGATGCATCAGTACCTGTAAAAGTAAGAGTATTACTAGCAGTCAGAGTTTTTCCATCGGCGACTGTGATCGTAGATCCAGTCGCTGGAGCAGTAAGAGTTACTTTATTAATAGTGGTTGCAGAAGCTACCCCAAGGGTGGGAGTAACTAAGGTTGGGCTTGTTGCAAGAACATTACTACCAGTACCAGTATTTGCAGTTAGAGTTACTCCAGCGATTCTGAATACGTTTCCTGTTCCTGCAGTGTCAAAAGTCTTGTTAGTGAATATATCACTAGTTGCTTTACCAACAAGAGTATCTGTTGCATGTGGAAGTGTTACAGTATAATCTGCTGCAGGATCACCAGCAGTTAATTTTAATTCATTAGTATTATCCGTTGTACCTTCGAATACTATATCAACACCAGCAACAGTACTGCTAGTAGTTTTAACACCAAGACGCAAATCTCCACCTTCAATATTGACAAATCCTACACCGATATTATCATTAATAACAATTTGTGCAGAAGAATCTCCTCCAACACCAGCACCACTATAATTCTTGGTAGTAAGTATAAGATTTCCATCATCTGCAAAAATTGTAGCAGTAACACCAGAACTACCGACTGTTAGCGATGGATTTCGTATTCCAAAGTTACCAGTAACAGCACCCATAGTGATACCAGTGGCTGCGGAGCCTATGCTTAAAGCAGTTGCTGTTGCATTGAATATTGTGGCATTAGCAGAACTAGTATTAATATCCCCACCATTAACATCCAAATCTCCTGTCATTGTTAATGTAGAAAATAACGGATTGTAAGTTAAAGGCCCAGAGGTATCAACACCAAGAGTAACACCTGCACCAGCACCACTAGTGAATACTAAATATTTGGTTGCATTTGTATTATCCGCTGCAGTGGTAATTACATTACTACCAGAGATCTGAGTAGTAATTCTTTGATCAATGGCATATTGTGTTGCAAGAGATGTTCTTGCAGCGGTATCTGTCCATGTTCCAGTAGTTCCAATTTCTGCGCCAATCCAGACTGGACTACCACCAGAAATACCAATATAGAGTTGATCTGCGGTAAGACCGGTACCCTGCACAAATGCCATTTCACCGAATGAAAGTCCAGCGGGTGGTAATGCGGTAGTCGAGCGTTTGATTGTAATTTTAGATGCCATTTTAAGCAATTCTCCTAATGCTATTTAGTCTTTTAGAACTCTCCGCCATCCATACTTAAATTATCCACAACTTCTATTGCCGCATTATAAGTTGCTCCAAACATTCCAGTTTCTGTTATTATTCTACCAGTTACGATCAAATCTCCAATAATTTGAACATTACTAGAAAAAGTTGCACCGGATACGCTAATACCACCCAAAAAACTTTGTATTGGTGCAAATAAATTAGAAACTCCTGTAGTTACACCAGTTACTGCACCAGTTAGCCCGTTGAAAGATATTACATAATTTGTTGGTGTGGCATTAAAAGCAACAAGATCAATATCAGCAATACCATTACCATACCAGTATTTGTATGATTCCCCGCCAACGATTAACCTAACTTCCATCGACTGAAAACGAACAGCACTTGGGATTGCTGCATTTGCTGCAGAAATACCCGCAACAAGAGATCCTGCTGTAAATGGACCAGACCAAGCATCTACTGGTACTGGGTTTGTTGGTTGTATACCAAAGGGAAGTTCAAAGCCTGGATTAATTGGCATGTTATGCTCTTGTTACCGAATGTTGATGATTTGCAGTATAAGCTATTGCAGGAGACATCGTATATACATTATATGAGGATGTAATTCCGGCATAATCTGCGATTCCAGTTAACCCAGTATTCAAAATATATTGAGTTGTGATATTTGCATTGGATGCATCAATATCAAAAACAGAACTAAGAGTTAGTGTTGATGGAAGAGCAACGGTAAAGTCGTTATACACAGATCCAGTATTCAAAATAAATGGATTGCTAGGATTTGATATACTTATATTTAATGACCTAGAAGGAAGAGAACGAATATTTGCAGAAGTGGTTGGGGCAGATGCAGTTGCACCATAGAAAATATAATTATAATAATTTATGGTACTAGAATCAGTAGTAACAGAACTGGCAATTGAGTCCTGATATGCGTCTGTAACTTTTATACGATACGCAGCAGAAGAAACTGTATTTGCAGTTGAATGATTTACTGATCCAGTAGATATTGATGATGGATTTGCTGTAATACCAGTTGCACTTTCAATACCAGTAAACCCACCTCCATTTTCTCGAACTTGTCTCTGCCAACTTGTAATAGCAACATTTGGACTATTTCGAGTTATGACAGCACTAATAGTAGATGTAATATTTCCCTTTTCTCTACTTGTTGAGGTTTCTGGGCTACTAGTATTTGTTCCGGTGAGTGTAATTGTTCGTGTTGGTGCAACATATGCAGTTGGAGTTATATTCAGAGTCGCTTCGCCGGTGGCACCAACACTATCTGTTACACGATAACGATAATTGAATGCTTGAGAATTAAAAGCACTGTCTGTTAAGCTATGAGTAAAACCAGTAATTCCTGTATTTGTAGAAAGGGTAGTATAACTGCCAACACCGTTTCTTCTCCAATCTAAAGTAACACCACTTACTGTTGCACCAAGACTGTTTATAACATAAGAAAAATTCAATGCATTGCTTATTGCTGTTTGATTAAATGGTATAGTAGTCGAACTAGTCAATGAAACTGTAGGAGCAAGAGCAGCAACGAGAGCATCTTTAATTACTTCTACTGCGGTTTTTCCAATTGCAGGAATCACATCTCCTTGCACATATTTACCAAAAAACTTTCCAGATCCAAAGGCAGCAATAAGATCAGTATCAAAAACAGATGCAGTAGCACCACCACCAGAAGATGCAATAGTAATAGTATTACCAACTGGAGTAAGTGTAATATTTGATCCAGCAGCAAGAGTTACGCCACCAGTTAAACCATTAAGTTTTGTTACAACATTACCATTTACAGTGCTATAAACATCCCATGCAGTGCCGTTCCATTGCCATGAACGACCCTCATATGTGTAAATGTCATTTAGTGTTGGTGATGTAGGGAAATCTAGTGCCATGTGTTAATATTTATGTCAGATTTAAGTATCAAACATCATCCAATGCTGATTCGTTCAGGTAAAGCCAATCTCAACTCAAACCAAGACCCGTCTGGTTCTAACTTAGATACAGTTCCAATCTCTTGTATTGGCATATCAAGAAAAAAGTATGCGCTATAGAAAATGATATCATCCATATTATGCCTGTGTAAGAAGTGCGCGAACGGTTACTCCACTATATCCAAAACTAGTTGCTGTGTAGCGAATATAATTTCCTACCGTATCCTGTGCCGCATTCCAAGAACTCCAATTAGTTCCATCTGTCGAATACTGCCATGTACCGTAGGAGGACAGAGTGACAGTATCATTCAATAGTTCATTGTTGTTGCTTGCATCATACAAACGAA